CGCTATCCTGTCGCAAGTGTGCGCGAGCCTTACCGTTATATCATTCAAGAAGGCAAGCAGTTAACGTTCGAAGCAGAGTACGCAGAATATCTCGCAAGCCAGCAATATTAGTACAGTAAGGCACCCATCGCGGTGTCTTTTTCTATGCCCTACGAAATGGCGTTAAACTTTCGGTCTATCATTCTATAGTCTACACGGACTTAAAACGTTGGAGGTTTATATGAGCGAAGTAGTTACGCCCGAAGTTGTGAATGAGGAGCCGATTGTAGAAGAAACTCCAGCTAAGACGTTCACACAAGACGAGTTAGATAAAATCGTAGCGGACCGTTTAGCGCGTGATCGCAAAAAGTACGCTGACTACGACGAAGTGAAAACTCGACTATCACAGTACGAAAAGTCTGAAGAGGAACGTAAGCACGCCGAAATGACGGAAGTCGAACGATTACAGGCCGAAAAAGAATCTGCTTTACAAAAAGCGAAGGAACTTGAGGAGTCCGGCAAAGCCGTTATCGAAAAAGTAAATCAACGGTTAGTCAAATCGGAATTCCGTACTATCGCAAAGGAACTTGGTATTCGTAAAGATGCTATGGATGATGCCTATTTATTAGCGGACTTATCAACAGTCGTAATCGACGACGACGGTGATGTCCAAGGTATGAAGGAAGCGCTTGAATCATTGAAAAAAAGTAAGGCATTCTTGTTCGGTGCAAATGATTTCGCGGACCCGTCGGCGGGGCAACACGAACCAAAACGGGAGGCATCACACGAACAGGCCAAACGTAAGCTTGAAGAACTAGCCGCAAAGGCAAAGAGAACAGGCAGTATCGAGGACAAAATTGCATACGCGAGCTTCAAACAATCATTAGGTTTATAGGCGTCCGAAATTATTCGGCGTCTTTTTTATTACCAAAAAAATTTAAAATTCCGGGAGGAAACAAACAATGGCAAAAATTTATAACGCTGATCTAATCGGCAAAAAGCAATCAGTAGTGGATGAAATTCTTTTATTAAATCAACACCAAACACCGTTATTAAATCTTTTAGGATTCGCTGAGCCAGTAACACAAGTTGAGCACGCTTGGTTCGAAGATGAGCTTTTCGGAAGCGGTACAACTGTAGCAGGAGCAGTTACTAACGTAGCAACTTCCGTAGTTGTAGCTGACGTTGAGCCATTCCGTGTTAACCATGTTGTTAAAGTAAACGAGGAATTAATGCTTGTTACTGCGGTAAACGTAGGCACTAAAACATTAACGGTAACTCGCGGATACGCTGGAACTACTGCTGCGACAATCACTGACGGAACAAAGATCGATGTTCAATTCGTTGAAGGTCAAGAAGGCCGTGATGCTCGCGATGCACGTAATAAACCTCGTGTTCGTAAGTCAAACTTCACGCAAATCTTCGATGACACAATCGATATTTCTGGAACTGCTACTGCAGTAGAACAGTTTGGAGTTGGTAACTTCTATGAGTACGAAAAGCAAAAGAAGCAACTTGAGCTTGCACTTCAATTAGAAAAGGCGCTTATCGGCGGTGTTAAATATGAAAGTGGAAACATTCGTCAAATGGGCGGTATTCGTTCACTAATCACGTCTAACGTAACTGACGCTGCGGCTGCTGCGTTATCAGCTACTATGCTTAACGATTCTCTTCAAAAAATCTATGAAAAAGGCGGATTCAACGGTGGCGGAAACTACGTAATCATTGCACCTGCTAAGCAAAAGCGCGTAATCTCAGGCTTACAAAGCGAGAACGTGAAGATTGATCGCCAAGACAACGGACGTGGTTCTGTAGTAGACCACTTCGTATCAGACTTCGGTCAGTTCGAAATCTTGCTTAACAACAACTTGGCTTCTAACGAATTATTCATCGTTGACAAAAACCGCATGAAGGTTCGTTCATTAGTTGACCGTGAATTCTTCCACAAGTACCTTGGAGAAGTTGGAGATTCAACTCGCGGTATGATCGTAGGAGAATACACGCTTGAGTTCAAGCAAGAAAAGGCTCATGCTCGCATCAAGAACTTAGCTTAATCTAAATACGCAAGAAGGCCTGTGTCATTACGACATGGGCTTGCTTGTTTTAAAGGAGTGATTCGGTGGCTAACTTCGAATCTCGTTTTCTCGAACTGACTTTTTATGTCAATGGAGAAGCGAAGCATTTCAATCAAGGAGCATACCACACGGAGAACGAACAAGAAATCTCCGTATTAGAAAAATTAACGGATGTAAAGAGAGTCGATTCGGTAAAGGAGCCAGTAAAAAAGGCACAAGCGAAACCGAAAGACGTCTCGAAAAAATAACGCGGAGGTGGCCAATTGATACCCGTTTCTGAACGTCTAATTAAACGGTTCCAAAATGTGCCCGGCGTTACAGTTGACGATGTTTGGGATTGGCATACCGAGGCGATGAACGAAAGCGGCATAACCGAAGGCAACGATAACGCGGTTCTTTACCTTGCGTTTTCAATCGGCTGTCAAGCAATCGCAACAGACGCAGCACGCTATTTTAAGTATACGGACGGCGAGGAAAACGTCGACAAGACGAACGTATTTGACAATTATTCGAAACTTGCGCGCGAAGCACTAGCGCGTTATTACTATTACAAAAAAGGCGGCTCGAGTACGCTGACACCGAAACGACGTGACAATCGATGACAACGCAAACAAGACTCGACGAAATTATGGCAAGAATCGCAACTGCTTACGGTGTATTAAACGCCAAGCAGCAGGATTTCGCCGTCAAAGAATTAGCGAGAATTCAAAGCGAAATAGTTGCATTACTGACTGAGTATGCGGGTGATGATGGGACCGTTCAAAGGCAACGCTTAACTAGTTTATTGCGTGACCTCGAAACTATTGAAACTAATGTCCGTGAAACTGGAATGGCGACAATTCAAACCATCATTGCAGAAACAGCGGTTTACACTACTCAAGCTATAAGCGGCGCACTAGTTGACACTGTAGGCGCGGCAGCGGTTAGCGGAGCAGTTGTAAACCGAGTAAACGCGGATGTTGTGAATTATGTCATCAATCGGTTCGGGGATGACGGGCTTGTTCTATCAGACCGAGTTTGGAATGTAGCTGGCGATTTACGCGATGAACTTTCGAAAACTATTCGCGGAGGTATCATCCGAGGTGAGTCCGTAGGTAAGTTGATTAGGAGAGTCCGAGACGTACACGATAACGAGACTTGGAAGATTAAAAGACTCGTAGTTACGGAGGGCAATACTGCTTATCGCGTAGCTACGTCGTATAACGCACAACGGAGCAATGTCGTTAAAGGTTTAAAAATTAATGATCGCACGGGCCACAATAACCACACAAAGCACAAATGCTACGACTTAGCAAATACGGATAAATACGGCATGGGTGCCGGGGTATATCAAGTTGATGACCCCGAGATATACCAACCGCATCCTAACTGCACATCGTATATCACATACGTATTAAAGGATAAGGAGGTGCGCTAATGTTGTCGCAAGGTGACGTTGATTTCATGAAATCTAATCGGGCGGAAATAACGGAAAGCCGCACCGAATTAATAACGATAATACGAGTTACTCGTAGCGAAGCCGATCCGTATACGAATGAACCAGTTACAACGGAGTCAACCGATACCGCCAGCGTTGTTTGGAAAGAGGTCGGAACGGTTGACATCATTAACGGTGTACAGCTCCAAACAGGCGATGTGAAAGTTTCATTTGACGCTACCGTAGATTTAACGAGCGTAAAGCATATTGTACGCAACGGCTCCAACTATGCACTTATATCGATGGCCGAAAAAGGTATCGGAACCGTTAATCGTGTCGAGTGTATTGCAAGGAGGTCGACGTAAAATGCAACACGCAATTACGTATTCAATCGTTAAACACATTGATAATCAAATGCCTGAAGCAAATGATGTATTGTGGATTTACGACGGAGTAACGCTAACTAATCGGGTAAAGCCGTTCGTTACAGTAGAGCAAATGCCGACAAGCACGCAAGTTATTGCCGCGGAGAGACGAGACTTTGTTGAAACATATCGCTTTCAAGTCGGTTTATTTACGCGGTCAGGCAGTGAACGATCTAAGTTATCCGAGGTTTTAAAGTCAATATTAAGACAATCGAATATACCGTTTTACGACACTAGAGGCACGTCTCCGATCGAGGCGGGCTTTTTTGTTTGCGACGTATTAGCGGTGACGCCGATTCCAGTCGAAAGCGCGAGCGACGAAACGAACAAGCATCGCGTTTATCTCGACGTAGAGGTCGAGGTGTACCGCAGCAACGCAAATAATCTAACATTTACGCAATAAAAAGGAGGCAACAAATAATGGCAGTAGTTAAAGGGCAATACGCAAAAGTTACAATTACCGTAGATGCAACGCCGGTCGACGTATTGAAACTTCGCGAGTGGTCAATCTCTACATCAAGCGAAAAAATTGACGCAACGGCTGCAGGCGACAAATGGGAAAAACACGAAATCGGACTACTTTCCTGGGAAGGCGAAGCGACTTGCGTTGACGCTGACACGTTTTGGCTAGCGATGCTGGACGAAAAAGTAACGATTAAATTCTATGACAAGGCGGACGATGTGTCGCCGAAATTTACAGGCACGGCGTCAATGGACGTCGAGCGTTCCGTTCCTTATGACGATCTAATTGAAACGTCGATTTCCTTCACTGGCGACGGCGAACTAGTTTAATAAAGGCCGCCCGTCTAGGTTCGCTACCGAAAGACGAAGCCGAGTATCGTTTGACGGGCGCATAAACTCGGAAACTATAAAACTAAAACTCGGAGGTTATATAAATGGCAAAACAATTCGATGTTAAAGTATTACGACAAAAGGTACTAAGCACGGACGACATCAAGTACGAATCAATTTACGTAGCAGAATGGGACGTTGAGCTTCCGATTAAATCGTTAGCTGCGCCCGAGCTTAAAAAGTTAATGAAGTTTCAGGACGACAATATCCGCATGTTAATTTTAGCGGTGCTATACGGATGCAAAACGCAAGACGGCGAGGCAGTATTCGAAGAAACCGACTTAGCGAAATTTGAAACGGACAAAGCTTTCGGACCAATCGCACAAATCGGAAAGCGTGTCATGGAAATCAGCGGATTCGGTGAAAAAGCGGTAGCCGACGCAAAAAACTCTTAAAAGGCGACACGTTCCTTCGCAACCTATACGAGATTGCTGACGCAAAACAAACAACGGTCGGTGATTTAGTAGGGACGAGGCGCCGTTATTCTGTCGTCAAGTTGCCCGACAGACTCGCGCGATTTGTCGGGGCTGACGAACTAACAATCGAGCATGTTGACGAGGGTATGTCCTCCACGGAGATCCCGTTTTGGAGTGCCTTCTGGCAAATAAAGAAAGATGAAGAAAAGCGTAAAAATCACTAGGGCGTCCGTTAATTCGGTCGCCTTTTCTTTTTAGGAAGGCGGTGATAAGTCGTGGCAAATAAGATTTCGATTCAACTTACGGGGTTAGATAGCCTGCTACACACTTTAAGCGGAATACCTCAGACGTTAGTCCAGGAGATTGACGAAACGGTAGAAATGAATGTTAGAAGAATGGCGAATGAGGCTGCGAAAAATGCTCCTGTTTTAACAGGTAAGTTAGCTGCGTCCATACCTCCGTCTGTCAGTAAAGTCGCCGATATGTCGTGGGAATTTGGGTCAGATGTCGAGTATGCGACTCGCCAAGAATATGAACACTCAACGCAAAAAGGATTTATGCGTAACGCTGCTAATAGTAGCGTGCCCCAACTCGAAAAAGAAATTAGCGAAGCCATTAAAAGAGCAACAAAGGGGTGAAATTAAATGGCATCAAATCTAAATTTTGGGATAAATATATCCGCGATCGATAACTTCAGTCAAACGTTTAAATCGATTGACAATAGTATGAATACTGTTAAGACTTCTACAAACGCGCTAAGTGGCGACGTTCAACGAATGACGGAAAATTTACGGACTGCTTTCGTAGGCACAACTCAAAATATGCAAGGTTTCCGAGATAAACAAATCGAAGTTCGGCACGGTTTCCTAGAGCTAACTAAAAGTACATCTGAATATACAGGAAAGACGAAGGAGTTCATGGGCGCTATTAAGACGTTAGGCGTATCGCAGAAAAAGATAACAGACGGCATGATGGCACAAAATGATTCAATGAAAATGAATTTCTTGCAGTCAATCGGTACTATTATGGCACGTTCTACGCAAAGCGAGAAAATCGCAGCCAACTTCGAGCGAATGGGGAACCCACTGTATTCCGTAAACAACGGCTTGCTAAAAGTCAGTGGCGCTTTGGAAGGTATTGCTAGAAACGGGAGTCCCGCGGTACTGGCGTTGAAACAACTTGGTCCGAACGCTTCAATGAAGGAATTAAACGACCAAGTCCGTTTGATTAATCAGGGTATTATGCGTATGGGAATGGTTGCAATTGCGGCTGGCGCGACATTCGTTTTAGCGATGGGTGCAATCATTGATCGTGCTTACGAGGTCAATAAGGCGCTTGAACCGTTAACTAAAGATATGAAATCCGAGTGGGCAACAGTTTGGGACCCGTTGGCGGAAGTCGTCGGAAAAGTGCTCGAAGGAGTTATAAAATTTGTAACTGGTGTCGGAGATTTAATAAACCGATTCAACGAGGCGCATCCGTTAGCCGCAAAAATGATTCAAAGCTTCGTACTACTAACGATAGGGCTCACAGCTTTACTGTCGCCACTTGCAATTGGAATCGGATTGTTTGGCGGTATTCAAGCTGCGATGTTTGCGGCATGGGCGATTATTGGTCCGTTAGTAGTCGGGTTAGCGTCCGTCGTTGGAACTGCTGCGCTAGTGGCTGGTGGAATAGTCTTGCTAGTTACCGCATTCGTATTAGCGTATCAAAAACTCGATTGGTTCCGTGAAATGGTGGACGTTGCATGGTTACGTATAAAGTTAGCGTTTGACGCTGCCTTAACGTATATCAAAAGTTACGTTGTTCAGGCGATGAACGCGATCAGTTGGTTTTTCGGAGCGAAGTTAGCGGAAATCAAACAGTTTTGGTCCGAACATGGCTCACAAATCATGGGCTACGTTAAGCTATACCTAGGCATGGTAAAGGCGAATATCGAGATAGTAATGGGAGTCATAAAAGGCATATTCCAAGCCGTATGGCCGATCATTAGCGGTGTCGTCAAAATCGCCTGGAACGTGATTAAATTAGCGATTAGCAACGCCTTAGACGTAGTTCTTGGCGTAATTTCCGTTGCGTTAAAGCTGTTAAAAGGCGATTGGAAAGGCGCATGGAACGAAATTAAAGAAATCGGCATGAACATTATGAATAATATCATGCAATTCTTTAAGGATGTAGACCTGGTGCAAATCGGAAAAGACATCATTCAAGGTTTAATCAACGGTATTGGCTCGATGGTTTCCGCTGTTACGAATAAAGTAAAGGAAGTTGCGGGAGGCATTAAAGATGCCGTCAAAGACGCCTTAAACATTCACAGTCCTTCACGCGTTATGATGGAGCTCGGAACTTTTGTCGGTCAAGGTCTTTCGCTTGGTATCGACAAGTCGCAACTAGGCGTAATGAAAGCCGCGACGGGTTTAGCTGGCGCTGCAGTTCCGTCGGTAAGTCGTGTACAGCCTATCAGTTCAGGTGGTTCTAGTGGAGGCAACGTATATATTGAAGTAAATGGCGAAGTCATCG